CAGAAACCAAGAAGGCCACAAGAAACTGATTAAAATCTCTAGCGCAGCTTCGTGTGACGGGTTTTACTACCAGCCGAGAACAGATTTAAAAACTGTAGCTAAGTACTGGGATGACAAAGACTTGCAATTGTGCATCCCCTTTTATGATTCGTTTTTGTTTAATAACACTATGACTTTCTCTGTTTGCTTGCCTGACTTCGGCTTTACCAAACCTGTATTCTTCTTAGAGGATAACGACATGCCCTTCGACTACCTAGTGAGAGAAAAAGTAATTAACTACTGCAAGGAAAATAATCTAGATACCCTTCAAGTGAAGTCAATATACTACGAGAACAAAGAAGACTTCAAAGCCTACTTAACTTTTAAATGCATCAATAAGAGAACAACCTTAGAGAACCCCAAGTTTGACCACCTGTGCTCAGATGAATTTAGTTTTGAAAGCTGGAAAAATCAACAGAAAATTGGAAAAAGCAAAAAAAAATCCGCGAAGGAAACAATTTAATAGTGGACTATAGATATGAGAAAGTTTAACATTACAGAGTCAGCCCTTTCGCGCGCGAAAGACAGAGCCCAAAAGCTACCCCTACTTAATAATTCAATAAGGAGCGGAGAAGGAGGCGTGGTGGCCTATATAGGGGAAGAGGTGGCGAAGCATGTATTAAACGCGGAAATTAGAGATACCTATGATTACGACTTGGTTTACAGTGGTACGAAAGTTGATGTTAAAACCAAAGAAAGGACAGTTGCCCCAAAATCTTATTACGAATGCTCTGTTGCTGACTTCAACACCAAGCAGGACTGCGACGAATACGCTTTTGTTAGCGTGCTAAACAGTTTAAAACAAGCTTGGTATTTAGGAAAAATAAGCAAGACAGATTTCTACAAAAAGGCAATTTTTCACAAAAAAGGAGAGGTAGATCCGGATAATAACTTTACCTTCAAAGCAGACTGCTACAATATAGCAATTTCACAATTAAATTAAATGGACGAACATTTACTCAGATTCAGAAAAGATAAAAAGCTAGTCTTCATTGACTGCGAAACATACAACCTCTGTCTTAACTTTTGCCATAATGTAACTTGGCAGGTTTCGATGATAGAGACAGATGGAACCAAAAAAACAGATGATCGAGACTACTACATCAAGTGGGATACGGACTTCAAGATTAGCAAAGACGCAGCTAGGATAACGAAATACGATGACGACCTTGTTCAGAAGAATGGAAAGACGCTCAAACAAACAGTGCCAACTATACAGAAGTGGCTGGATAAGGCTGACTATATTGTTGGTCACAATATACTTGGTTTTGACATCTACTTGATTAAAGAATTATATAAACTTCACGGAGCGGACTACAAACCGTTGATACCAAAAATTATAGATACAAATTGTATTGCTCGCGGTATAAAAATGGATATACCATACAAGCCGGGCGAAGACTTTATTGAATACCAATACAGAATTTACAATACGAGAAGGAAAGGGATCAGAACCAATATGACAGCCTTAGGAAAAGAATTTGACATAAAGCATGATTATGAAAATTTACATAATGCTCTTGTTGATTTAGGACTTAATTTAAAAATATGGAACAAGCTCAAGTACTCTCTTGAATTATGACAGTAAACACTTTCGTTAAAAAATTTAAAAATATAGACCTTCCTCTTCATGGGGTACGCTTACCCTCGTTTGAAATTAGTGATTCTTTGCGGGACAGGCTAGACGCAAGCAAGTCAGAAGATAACGTAAAGATTTTACGAAGGCTTTGTTACGAAGGTTACGAAAAAAGAATGCTTGCCAGACAACTCGACCCACTAAAAGCAAAAGAATATACTGACAGAGCCGAGCACGAGCTAGAAACTATGGAAGAACTAGGTTTCGTAGACTATATGCTTTTAACTTGGGACGTAATAAATTTTTGTAATGAAGAAGGCATACCAGTTGGACTTGGCAGAGGTTCAGCAGCGGGAAGCTTTGTCTTATACCTTCTTGGGGTAACCAATTTAGATCCAATCAAGTACGGGTTATTTTTTGAAAGGTTTATATCAAAAATTAGAGCCAAGAAGAAAACCGTTGACGGTATTACGTACCTTGATGGTAATTTAATGGTTGATATAGACAATGATGTCTGTTACTACAGTAGACAAAAGGTTTTAGAATATATAGATAATAAATTCAAAGGCAAAACAGCTAAAATCCTAACTCTAAATACTCTTAGCGGAAAGCTTCTCATAAAAGAGTGCGGTAAAATAATAGCAAGTAAAAGTGAAACAGAGATGAATATGGTTTCCAGCTTCATCCCTAAAGTTTACGGACAAGTAAAAGACTTAGAGGAAGCTTACGATGAGGTATCAGAACTCAGAGAGTGGTGTGACGAAACAGAGAATAAGGAAGCGTACCAAATAGCCCTAAAGCTAAGAGGACTAATTAAGAATAAGAGCGTTCATGCTTCCGGTATCTTACTTTCCTATGATGAACTAGAGGATAGTTGCCCTGTAGAACTTACGAGTGACAAGGCTGTAGTATCTTCTTACGACATGAATTGGGTTTCTCTATTCAACGTTAAGCTTGATATACTTGGCCTTCGGAGTGTTTCGGTAGTACATGATGTATGTGAGCAAGTTGGATTAGATGTGACGGATATTGCTCTTGACGATCCCAGTATATATAGAAACCTGCAGGACTTAGAGGCTCCTCACGGATTGTTTCAAATTGAAGCTGACACCAACTATAGAGTATGCCAGAAAGTTAAACCTAAAAGTTTGGAAGAGTTAAGCGCTGTTTTGGCTCTTGGCAGACCGGGAGCGTTAGCTTTCGTTGACCAGTATGCTGCCTACGCAAACCATGATATTTACGAGGCAATACATCCCCTTTTTGATGATATTTTGAAAAGCACAGGCGGGGTAGCGTTATACCAAGAGCAAATGATGCAGATGGCTCATAAAATAGGATTCACACTCGACGAAGCAGAGATTCTCAGGAGAATAGTAGGAAAGAAGAAAGTCAAAGAAGTCAGACAGTGGAAAAAGAAGATTAGAGAGAAGGTTGAAGAAAATAGACTCACAAATGAATGGACAGGAAACAAAGGGGGTACTGATGTTGGAGATGTACTGTGGAGCGTCTTGGAAGATTCCGCTAATTACTCATTTAATAAATCTCATTCTATTTGTTATGCTGCCTTATCAGCTATTACAACTTATTTGAAATTTCAATATCCCAAAGAATTTTTCTTGTCTCTTTTAAAAATGACAAGACATGAGCCTGACCCGTTAGCGGAGATTAATAAAATACAAGTCGAGCTGAGTCTATTTGGTATTAAGCTACTAGCGCCGCACATAACTAAATCTAAAATGGATTTCTGTATCGAAGGAGATAATATAAGATATGGATTAACCTCTATAAAAGGAATATCAGATAGGACTATAGAAAAACTAAATAATTTTAGAGCTGAGTTTTCAAATAAATTTGAAGTGTTCCAAGCTGCTAGCGAAGCCAAGGTTGGAATAGGGGTTCTCTCCGCTCTGATTCAAGCTGGAGCGTTCGAAGGATTTCCTCAGTCTAGAAGCAAAATAGTATTAGAAGCTCAGTTATGGAATATCTTGACACAAAGAGAGAAAAGGATAGCTTACAACCTAGGGGAAAAATTTGAATTTGATTTAATTAAAATTATTAAAAGCTTGGTTGACAGAAAAGACGAAGACGGCAAGGTTTATATAAAGGGCTCAAGATTTGAAACTATTAAAAAGAAATATACACCCTATAAGGAAATCTACAATCAAAACAGTAAATCCGAGAGCTTAGCTAATTGGTATTACGAGAAAAAGCTTTTAGGCTATTCCCATGCAAACTCCCTCAGAAAAGTCTTTGGTCAAAGTGTGCCGGGGCTAGAGAGTATCAGAGAAGTCAATTCTAAAAGAGTAGGGGAGAAAGTACTGTTTGTCTCAACTATTGAGGACTACTATAAGGGGAAATCAAGAAAAGGCTCAACCTACATTAGGCTAACTAATTCAGACGAGACAGGCGTAATAACCGCTCTTCAGTTCAATCGGAAGATAGACGAAAGCAACCTTATAAACGGAGGCAGGGCTCCAGCTAAGGAAGACATAGTGATAATCAGAGGTTTAAAGAAGGACGACGCTGTCTTTATCGATAACATCGGCATTCAAAGTCAAAAAATCTTCACAAAACTGTCGGAATTGAAAGATATATCTTGATCGACACCCTAGTTCGTGTAATAATAGATTTACCTTCTTAAAGAGATGCAAACACAAGACGAGACCAAGATTAACGGATTAGAGGAAATTTCAAATTTTATTTTTACAAGCAAGTACGCTCGCTATAGCGATAAAAACAAACGAAGAGAAACATGGGATGAAGCGGTCTCCAGAGTAGAGGGGATGCACCTAGAAAAATATAACTTTTTACCAGACGAAGACAAAGAGGAAATTAAGAAAGCTTTTAGCTTAGTAAGGGAAAAGAAGATAATCCCCTCTATGAGATCTATGCAGTTTGCAGGTCCAGCGGTCCTAGCTCACAACGCAAGAATTTTTAACTGTTCATGTAGACATATAGATTCTATTAGATCTTTTGCTGAATGTTTTTATTTGTTACTTTGCGGCTGCGGGGTCGATTTCGGAATTACTAAAAAATATCTCCACAGACTCCCTGACCTAGTCAGCGCTGAAAACAAAACAGGAATCGTTATGACATATTCCGTCGAAGACAGCATAGAAGGCTGGGCGGATAGCATCGAAGTTTTACTTGACAGCTTTTTTAAACAAACCCCTTTTACCGGTAGAAAAGTCGTTTTCGATTACTCTAAG